TTGCAACAATACCTAAACCTTTACCTAATTTGATAGCCGCAAGTTGTGTAGTAGTAAATGCTTTATCGACCATAATAATTTGCCCTGCGGCGTTGTAAGATGCAGCACCTGCTGTGGCAACTCTTTCTGCAACACCCATTAGTGCAACACTGGCTTTGATCAAACCTGTTCTAATTAGTGTTCCAAATGCCAATGTCAAACCAGCAACAGCAGGAATTACCAAATCAAATCTTGCTATTAAGTCTCCTATTGCACCAATAAAAGGTGTAATAATAGTAATGCCTCTTGAAAGAGCATTTATTAGTTCTGCAAGAGCAGGACCTAATTCTCTAAAGAAACGATCTCCTGCCAAATCCATTGCAATTCCAAAGTTGCTCATTGCAGTGCTAAGGTTATCCATTCTTGATTCTGTTGCACCACCAAATCTATCGTTGATTTCATTTGATAATGCTCTTAGGATCAGTTTTGCACCATCTGCACTTTTACCTAAGTCACTTAATTGTAATCTGTTCTTACCAAGAGTTTTTTGAAGCATATCAAAAACAGGAACACCTCTATCAGCAAGTCTGTTGAGATCTTCAAGACCCAAACCACCTGCTGTTGTTCTTGAAAACAAATCACTCATTGCTTCTAAGGCACCAATTTGATCAGTGGTGATAGCCGCAGTGTCTGTGAACATGGTCATTAGTTCATCCATGTTTTGTAGACCATAGTTTGTTGGATCAACACCGTTGGCTTTTAATTTGATATAGGCTTTTGTAAGATCTTGAACACTGAATTGTGTGCTTGTGGCAAAATCACTTATCTTTTCAAATGCTGTTGCACCTGCTGATACACTACCTTCAACAGCAGATAAAGAATCCCTTAGGTCTTCAAAGTCTGCCGCCACAGATACTACTTTACCGCCAGCAAATGCCGCCGCAATAGCCGCACCAACTTTTTTAGCAGTGCTCTCTAATTTTTTCATAGAGGCATTGCTTTTATTCACATTTTGTTCTAACTTACCAACACTTTTTTCTACATTATTGAGACTGGCGGTTGCTTTATCTACGAGTGTTAGTATTATTTGTGCGGTGTTTGCCACGGTTCATTGTCCTCTCAGTATCCTTCTTTTCCAACATATAGTATGCCGCCCAAAGTCTCCATTCTAAGGTTGTCATATCCAATATGTCTTCCAATGTGCGACCCAGTTCCTTAGCCAAAAACATGGTGAACCTAAGGTCAGGATCGCCTTTTAGTTTTTTTCCAGTTCCTCAAGTGCAGGCATATCCTCTGGAGTTGCACCATTGATTTGTGTAGCAACACGCAATACCACTTGGGGATCAATTTCATTCATAAACGATGCTTTATCATGTTTTGTGAATAAAGGATTTCCTTCTTCGTCTCTTGCTTTGTTGATTATGGTCATTACCAATGCTTCAACTGTCTTACCTGATTTGGTCAATTCAACAACTTCTGCTTCTGCTCTCAGTGTTTGAACTGGTCTATAATATATTTCGCAATCCCACTCAGGAACATGAAAACTTTTCATTGCACCTGAAATTTGTCTTTTGTAGTGGTTGGTTGCGTTTTGTAAAACACTCACCTTTGGTTTTTTTACTTCTTCCGTCATTTGGTTTTTCCTTTGTTTATAGTTGCTCGTAGGGCTTGTTTGACAAAACCTCGAGGAGCCTGTTTAGAATAACCACCTTCAAGTCTTTCAATGTAAGGAACTTTGTTCTCTACAATTCTATCCCTGCCTTGTGATCTCTTATTCCAGCCTCTTCGGGCTCGTCCTTTGTCAATAGGAGTGCGTTTTTTCACTTCAGTTTGATAGGTATTTTGCAAAAAGTCTAATTCCTTTTTAACCAAAGGTTCAAACTCTTTTACAATATTATCTGCACGAAATGTAATACGCACTCCTAAATCTCCTTAGATGGTTGATGTAGTGATAGCACCTGTTCCAGTAAATGAAACACTTGCTTCAGTTATACCATCGTATGATGCTGTCACTGAGTAAGAAGTGACAATTACATCACCTGCAAACTTAGTAGCAGTCACACTACCATCTGGGAACAATTCTACACTGACAGTATCGTCAGTTGCAGGATCTAATGCAGTTGACACGATTGTATCTTCTGAATCGTCATAAACGATATCCATTGAACCTGAATAGGATTGTAGTCCCTTTTTGTATGTTCTAACACCACTTGACCCCATAGAAGTATCTTCTACTGTGTCTCTTGTGATATCCATACTCCAAGATCTAACACTCGCCACCGCCGTGAGAGCATCAGAGCCGGATTTGATTTTAACTGATCCTGCGGATCCTTCATATCTCGCCATTACTCTTCTCCTTCGTTAGTTGTTGGCATAGAGGTGTCATCTAAACTATATGTCCAGTTGTCCTCATCTTCCTGAGGAGCATCCTCCTCTATGACATCAGCAGTGGCTTTGGCATTGCCAATCTTGCTGACTTTTTTCTTCACAGTGCCAACTTCTTGCCAACCCTGTGAAAGAAAATTGTGTAGATAACGGCTTTTGACTTCTTGAGTCATTCCGTCTTTCTCAATTGTTACTTTGCTCATTATGTTGTCCCCTTAGTGTAGAGGTATCTTACCTCAACGGTTATAGCCACCTCACCTAAGGGTGGCAATCTGTCGACCACTTCAATAAAAGTGACCTGTGTCTTCATGTCTTTGCGACTTGAATCTCTTGAACGATCTGTGTCTAATGTTTCTTCTATTCTTTCGATGATATCGTTCTTCTTTTTATCTAATTCGTTGCCTCTTACAAAGGCTCTAATAATATATGTGATTGTGCCCTGTCTTTTTATGCCCATGCTGTAGTCAGCACGAGTTTCATTGAATGTGTTAATCAATATTGCAGGGAATTGTGTGATTGCTAATTTTTCAACATCAAAAGGTTCTCGTGTCACAAGCACAGGTTTTGGATCTGCCATGTTCTTGAGAACATCAACTATGTTTTCTGCGAAATCGTTTCTTAAACTCATGTCTTACCTCTGCAATCGCAAGAAGTAAGCAGGTTCCTTTTCTACATCAGTGACTGTTCCATCATTGTCAATGTCATATTCAACACCATCTTGGATCACCATTGTAATCTCTTCATTAAACCTTTGTTTGTAGTAGTCCATTTTGACCTGGAACACATCAAGTTCAGGTTCAAATTTTGATAGTTGAGGATAGATGAAATATGCGAGAGCATAGTATACAGTTGCTCTTGTCATCTGACTTTCTGTTAGTAAAGCAGAATTCATTTCTGCATTTAGACCAATTACAGTGATGTCAAATTTACCAATCTGTTGTGTTGGCCACCAATGCACTCTAAGATATCTTTCAACGTCTGCTTGTGCTTTAGACAAAGCATCGTCAAAGTTGTGAATGCCATAGTTTTGGATGTCTGGTTCGTATTCTAAAACATCCGAGATAGTTGCAAAAGCCATCGGCTCTCCTCCAGTCCTACTAAAAGGTTTAACAAAGCAAGTCCTTCTTGCTTAATATATTTAGTCAAATAAAAAAAAGGGCCCTCGAAAGAGCCCTTTTTCTAAAGTTTGTTATTAGTCAATAACAGCATCTGTAGTGATTGCAACACCATGTAGGTCTTGTAGTTCACCAACAGCATATGTCATAGAACCAACAATTTCAGTTGCTCTTAGAGAAGCATCTCTTTGAGTTTCAATTGAAATGTCTTTCTTAACAGCATATGCAATCGCATCTGGATGCATCACAGCACCTACATATGCACCAGTGGAATCACCAGTTACAACAGCAGATTCGTATAAATCTACGCCTGCGATACGACCCACGAAGCCTTCTGCAAGAGCAGCATTACCAATGTCACTTAGTGCATGGTTGATTGCTGAAGCACCTGAGTTAGTTAATTGCTTCTTAAGGTTATACATTTGGTTTGGATGGAATACACCAACATATGGTCCCATTACTGAGTTTGCTCTTAGGTTAGCAACAGCCTGGAAGATCAAGTCAGCAGTTAATTCTGGCTGAGTTGCAGCACCAATAGTAGTTGAAAAACCACTGAATAGAGCAGCAATATCTTCGTCAACTTTCTTAGCAAGACTCTCACCAATGATACGACCAATGCTTGCAGCAGTGTCGTCATTAGCACTATCACGAGCAGTGTCAGTTAGTGTGACCAATGCCGCAATTTCGTCTGCGTCGAAAGTTTTTTCAGTTGCAGTAACAGCAACATTAGTTGCGTCTGTGCCTTCACCTGATACAAGTGAAGAAGTTGCAATAGTTGGGTAGATACCCACTTTTGCTTGTTTGCCTGGCTGTCCTGTAAGATTAAAGTTTCTTACTAAAGGACGCATGAAGCCTCTTTCCTGCATAGTGAATAGTGCAGCCTGCTGAACGTCACTAAACAGGGCGGCTAAAGTTGTTCCAGTTGTTTCGTTTGCCATGTTATTTCTCCTGTGTTATAGCAATTTAAGGATTTACATCCTTATACCTTTGGACTTCATCAACTCTTTGTAGATTTTTCTATCTTCCGCAGAGTTCATGTTTAAGGATGAAACATCTACTTTGCCAGGTGTTGAACCACTGGAGTTTGCGATATTGCTGGTAGTGCCTGAACCATTTGGACCTGCACTTATGAAATGTGGATTGGTTTGAAGAAAATCTTTAACCAAATCATCAACACCCATAGCAACACCTTTGTCAGTGTATCTAACATTGCCATTGTCGTCAAGCACTTCAACATCACCGGCATCGCCAAGTCTAATGTTGTTTTTCAGCAAACTCACAACCTGTTTAGGATTGATTGCTTTGCCTGCACTCGCCGCATTTAACAATGCACCGTCGACTTTGATAGAGGTCAATTCCTTTTGCAGTTGATTGATAACACCATCTTTCTTTTCAACAGTTGACTTAAGGATAGTTTCAAATTCTCCTCTTGCCTTTTGTTGTTCAAGACGTGCTTCTTCTTCTGCCGCAATCATTTCTCTATATTTGTTGACGTCAACGCCTTCAAATTGTTTAGAGATCTTTTTGCGTTCTCTATCTAATCTTTCCTTGACTATTCTGTCAAGTTCATCCTGGCTAAAAGCCTTTGTTTCTTCCTGGTTTTCTGCTATAAAGTCCTGATTATTTTCAGCAGTAGGCTCGCCAGTTGCCTGTTCTGTTTGAACTTGTTCTTCGTTCATTTGTATCCTCCTGTTATGGTAGAAGTCCCCCATTCCCTCGTAATTGAGTAAAACTTATACACCAATATTTATCTAAGATGCCTGTAAACCAACCAAAAACGGTGATCTAACGGCCTCCACGACGGCCACCTCTTTTGCCGCCTTTTTTCTTCTTTTTTTTCATAGCCATGTCACAGCCCTCCTTACATTCCCATTACTACGGCAATTAACTGTGCAAACACAGCCAATGTCACAGCACCAAGAAATCTTTTGATCATCAACATATCTTTTTCCATATGCTTTAAATGATTGTCTAATACCAAATCTATTTTTTGTTCTAAGAGTGATAACCTCTTGTCCAAATTTTCGTATTCTTTCATTAGTCTTCACTCCTGTAGATTGTATCTGCAATTTCACCTCTTCTTGCCCTCACAAGATGGTAGATGTTTAACAGATGTTTTCGTGCCCTCACGCCTGCTGAATTATTCCATCTTTTCATAAATTTTTCATTTTCCTGATAGTATGCTTTGAGTTCACGCATAAGTTCTTCGTGGCAATCTGTAGGTTGCACACGATAGGTAAACTCTTTCACCAAAACATCTACATCAGGTTCATTACTCATCTGGTGAATCCTCTGTGTCTTCTTTTTCAAACAATTCATTTAGTTCTGGATGCAGATCCTGTATCTGTTGATCAGTGTATCCTGCATTGACCATTTCTCTTAGATGTGTGACTAAATCAGTAGGTGAAGTAACTGGTCTATGTTGCACAGCATCCAATTGAGGCTGTGTGGTTAGTTCTTCATATCTGTCTTCGTCAACAATCAGTGCCAACATTTTGTTTTCAACTTCTTTGTTTAGGATGGGTGAATCAATACCTGCTTCTTTGGCCAGTTTCAACATATTCATATCATTGTATTTGTCTTGAATGTTAAAACTGTCTGGGTATTTTACAACACCATTCCATACTGTGCCTTGCCATAGGCTGTATATACGCCATATCTGTTCTTCTGCGTGTTCTAAGTTGTCTGCTTTTTCTGCAAGACGAGCATTTAGAAGTTGGAATTCTGTAGCAAGTGCAACACCACTTAATCTTCTTGTTTCAATTGAACGAATACCACCCATGTGTGTCATTCTATCTATTGCTTCAACTTTTTTATTAATAGATTCAAGTATGCCTTCAATACCTGAACCATTTGGTTCTAATAGATATGGTTTGACACTTTCTGGTAAATCGTCTGGCACTTGTATAACTGATCCTGCACCTGCCGCAGCCTGTGTGGATGCAGTTTTAACAAGACTTGGATGATTTGAAATACGAATTAACTGTTCCAATTCACTTAGTTCATTGTAGATTGATTTGCTCATATCTGCAACATCACCCACGTCTGAAATACCTATGCCTTTGATTGGAGACCTTTGGCTGTAAACACACACCGCAGGAATTATACCAAGTGCATTTGGTATTTCTTCCATTATAATTTCTTGATCGTCATCATAGGCAACAACCTTGATTCTATCAAGATAGTATTTTCTAAATGTGTCACGACCATTGTTTCTACCTTCATATAATTTTAGGTATGAAAGATAGTAGTGTCCGTTTGCGGCTCTTTGATATTCCCAGTCTAAAACATTTTCTGGAGTATACAAACTCATATAAGGACGAATGCCTTGATCAAGTTCTTCTGCTCTTGTGAATGCAACAGTGTTGGGTTTGTCAATCACACACCATATGTGTCCATACACACTTGAATATGTGCTGACATCACGCATAACACTGTCAAAACTTCTACCATCTAAATCTGTGTCTTGTAAAAAAGCATCCAATGCTGAATCATTATCAATGTTTCCAAATTCTCTTTTAGGTGGCATACGGAATAAGAAACTGTTGTAGATTGCAACAACGGCTTTAACATGGTTATCATAAGGAGTATTATCTAATCTTGTTTCATATTGTTCTCTGTTTTCGAAAATATAACTTGCAAGATATTCTCCTTCCTTGTAAGAATGTCCACCACTGTAGGAATCAATAAGGAACTTCCATCTTTTGATAAGTTCTTTCCATTGTGGGTGGGCTGATATAATTTGACTATTTTTTGACATCGTTTACCACCTTTTTGTTCCAAAAGTCCAGTGACTGAGTTCTTCTTGTTCAACCCGTGTCTTGATTGGGAACAAGTAGTCACAAAGATAGCCAACAGCATCTGCGAAATGGTCAAGTCCTGAATCTTTATCTATTTGATTTGTATTTTCTTTGTATGTTAATCTTTGAAGACTATCAATGGTATGCTTACATTTAGGATCAACTAATAATTTTCTTTCACCAGTTGCTGATCTAAGCATAGCATTGACAGCATTTACCCTATCTCTGATAGGTGTATGATATTGTCTTGATTTGACTGTAAAGCCTGCATTCTGTAGTATTGAAAAATCTGTTTTACCACCTGCAGAAGTTTTCTTTTGTCTTGAGGCAGGATCTGGATACACAACAATTTGACTGTTTGGATATCTGTGTTTGATTTCGTCTACTACTTCTTCTGTGTTTGATCCACGCATCATTATCTCGTCAAATATATGTATGCTATTTTTCGATACCTGTGCAATAGTTGTGGCCATGCCGCCAATGTTGAAGTCTTGTCCTACATGGATAACACCTATCTGTGGATCTGCCAAAGGTTTTACAGTGCCTTTGTAATCAAAGTTATAGTATACAACACCTGAATAGGTGTTGAATGTTGCGAGATATTCCTGTGCGAAGGTTTTGTCGTCCAGGTCTCTCCTTGCGGCTTCTATTTCTGTTTCAGCAACCATTCCACCTTCAACAGTGGTAAATTGCCATGCGTCCCAATCGTTTTCATTTAGAGCCTGTGTGTATAGTTCATGACTCCAACTGCCAACGCCTTTGGGTGTCCCGCAGAATAGTGCCTTTCCTTGCTTGTCAGATAGTGTGGGACGAATAACTTCTGTCCAAGCCTGGCGTGGAACATCTTGATACTCGTCTATGACGACAAAATCTAATCCAACACCACGAAGACTGTCAAAATTGTCTGCACCTTTTAATTGTATCATTGAACCGTTTCTAAGCACCAAAGTCAATTCTGCTTCATTCTTGGTCTTGATCCAACGAAGGCTGTTTAATTTAGATACCAATTGCAACCATACAATGTTTTTTGACATTCTGTATGTGGGAGCAATGTATTGTATATTTGCACCTGGGTTTTGTGCGGCGTGCCTGCATATTTCACGGATACACAGATGCGTTTTTCCAAAACGACGTCCCGTCACAAGACATTTGAATCTTGCTGGACTATCTGCAACCGTTCTTTGTGGCACACTTAATGGCATTAATCTTCATCCCAAGGAAGTGGTTGATTTTCTGAAGTATTTTCTGGAGTCTCCTGCTGCGACAAGTAGTTCTTGCCCAAAAAGATCTGCATACGGGTATCACCATTTAGTGCTTTGTCCCACTGTGCTCTTCTCAAACTCTTTTTACCGACACTTTTGCCCTTTTCAATAAGATCTCCAAAGTTCTTACGCACCGCATCGTGACTGATACCTACAACATCTGCTATTTCTCTCAATGTGCATTGCATACAGGCCAAACGCCATACAGTTTCTCTATCAACATCTTTTACCTTAACCGGGCGTCGGTTTTTAGGTATTTCATATTCATCCATAGTTTTTTCCGCCCCTCTATTCTATGCTCCGGGCACCTACTTTAACACGAAAATATCGTCTTTCTGTTAGGCTCCCGTCTGTGGTTATTGTATTATAAACTTTGTATATGTTGCCTTCTGTTCCGCCTGTAAGAGTAATTTGTGTTGTGTTGTCTGTTTTGGTATTGCCTGAAGTAGATAGGTTATCTGTGTCACCGGATATGGTTTCAACTTCCCATGTGCTTGTAGAAATTATACTACCAGCAGGAAGCCAATCCACCCAGTCAAGCAAATAACTTAGTGTTGCTTCTGGATCTTTGTCAATTACATATCCTGTGTTGTCTTTATAAAATCCTGTTGTTGTTGCCATCATAAACTCCTGTCGTGCATTTTTAGTGTTCGTTTGTCTTGAGGCACCAATAAACCTCTGGATTCAGGCAGCACTGTATTTATTCGTGTTTCAGAATCCAGTGCAAAAACCCTTGATTCTGGCAGAATATTGCCTATTCTTGTTTCACTTGGCACATTTAATCGTGCATACAACGGCACAGCAAATAGATAATTGCCTTCTGTGATTACAGTTGATTGTCCGGCCAATGCACTTGTGCCGAATAGTCTGTATCCTGCCAATGATTGAATGTCACTGGCACTTGATATAGTTAAGTCAGGACCAATAAACATTGTTGCACTTCCGGCAACCTGTAGATCACTTGCTAAACTACTTTGTGCATCAAATATTCTACCACCCAATGCTGATGTTTCACTTTGAGATTGTAGTGTTGAATTTGCACCTATGTTTAATCCGCCAACAAAATTTGTTTGACTGTTAAACAAAATATTACTAAAATTAGATGATATCAATCCTACACTTGGCACAGTTGTAAATTGTCCTGCCATGCTACTACCAGCACTTATGCTGAGATTGGCTGTGCCTGTGGCAGTGGCTTGACTGTCAAGATTTATACCACCATCTAAAATTATTGCCAAACTACCTGTTAATGAAGTTTGTGTATCACTTGCAAGACTTTGACTAACATCAAACAGCAATCCTGCGTTTGGTGTTGTGGTGCTTTCACTTAACATAGTTAGTGCATCCATATCTATATCTACACCACCTACAATGTCTGTTTGTGATTGTGTGTCTAAGTTTGCAATACTATCTAATCTAAATCCTGCTACACTGTTGATTTGTGTGGTGCTGGTCAGTGTTGCATTACCACCAGGTTGTAGTCCTGCTGTAATGTCAAGTGTAGTAGCACCTTGTTGATTTTGAATGTTGCCTATACCATCAAAATAATCTTCTACTGTGTAATCAAAATCTACATATCTATCAAAGAATCCAATTTGATTTGAGGCATTGATTGTAGCATCTGCTTGTGCAAGGAGAGAAGCAATAGAACTTAGATCTACACCGCCTATGATATTTGTATCTGTTTGTGTGTTAAGACTACCTATGCCACTTAGTGTTAGATTTGCTGTTGGGTCTATAACAAAATCACTTGCTATTGAACTGTCTGCATTTAGTCTAAATCCATCCAGTATGTTTACGGCACTTTCACTGAATAGATTTGAATCAGCACCAATGTCTATTGCAGGATTTTGTGTTATCTGTGATTGACTTTCTATACTTGTATCAGCACCAATAGTGTTAGATGCTGTTTGAGAAGTTGCAAATTGACTTTGAACATCTATTTCAGGTGCAAGTGAAAATCCTGCAAGTATGTAGAATTTATCTTTGACATAAACTGTTTCTTGAAAATAATCCACAGCCACATAACCATCAGCAACATATGGATCTTCGTCCATATAATCATCTACAAAATAAGGTTTTGTTGCAGTTCCTGAACTACTTTCACCAAGGGTTTGACTGTCTGCATATACAGCAAATCCACTTAGATTGTTTAATTGAAAATCACTGGCAAAATTTATAGGATCCATCAAAGGACCTGGTGGTCCAAATGTATCTGTGCCACTAAAACTAAGATCAAGTCCAGTTAAACTGTGATTGTCTCCAAAATCACTGCCTGGTTCATACAGCCAATACACAGGAGTATCACCATCTGGATAACCACTGTCTGCATCAAACCATCCTGCTGTGGTTCCAAAACTATCTGTGTTGGCAAGACTTACTTGGCCATTGTCAAAATAATTTTCATAGGTAATTGTTTGTGTGTTGTCTTGAACATTTAGATAGAATCTATCCCAATCACATCTTTGATCAAAATGTATTTCTCGCACAACCATTTCTGTTTGACCACTTAGGTTTTCATTGCCAGGAATTGCACCACTTGCTTCAATACTACCATCAATGTTTAGAACATATCTTAGATCAGTTGATATCTGTGTGACATTATAGTGAAAACTTAAAAAATGCCATTCATTGTCTTCTAATAAAGTCTCATCTAATCTTACCCGGTAGGTAGCAAAAGTAGGAGTAAACTCTATAAAAAGATTAAAATAACCTGTAAAATTATCAAATTGATCTTTTTGTCTTGCTAAACCAAATATCCAACTACTTTCAATATAACCTGTGCCTGGTGAGTTGTTGTTAGTTAAAAGAATCTTTTGACCACTAATTTTTAGTATGTTATAGTCTTGGTCAGGAACCCCAGGGCCTGGATCTATATCACTGATCGTGGGAACACGAAACCAAAAACTAACCACATGGCTCTCGCCCACAATATCAGTGGTTGTTTGAGGTGACCCATTATACGGCGGTGTATAGACCGCAATCGTATCTGTAGATGCAAGACCGTTTAGATCAGAACTTGGACTAATAGCCAACGGTTATCCCCTTATGTTAGGGTTACCGTGAGATTTCCCGATGCCACTTGGAAGGTGTCTCCCGTTGTGACTGTCTTGCTCTGTGTTAATTCTCCTGCAAAAAGTGCATTTCCGCCAGTAGAAGCATCCATTACGGCCAATACTGTGACAGCACCATCATAGTTTGCTGTTGCTGTTGGGAATGTCACATCAGCATCATTGCTGATAGAACCACTTGATGGTGATCCAAATGTGACTGCCGTTCTTGCATAAGAACCCAGTGTTATTTCGTCTGTAAATGTTCCGGCTTCAATATTTGCCAAAACACTTGCGGCTGTGCCATAAAACAAAGCCACATATAAATTACTTGGTGATGTGTATGCACCTGAGTTTCCGTTTAACCAGAAATCAAGTGTAGCATTCTCCAAGTAGTCGGTTGCTGCATTACTCATATATTCTCTCCTTTTGTAATTGCATTAAGTTGATTGTTTTCCATTGTCGTCTATGAAAACTGTTGAACCATCTGTGCCATCCATGTGCAACAGTAGTAGTGTGTTAGCATCATTCTGGAATGGTGTGGTATCTGGTGTAAATCCTGCGGTGTATCGTGCTGTATCTGAAATGCGAACTTCGTCTATGTGTCCGTTAAAAAATCCTGTGCCAGAACCAAATTCTTCGCCTATAGATAGATTATCACCTTGGTATGCTCCTTGTGTAACTCCAGTATCACTTGCTTCCTGTGTTCCATCTAAAAATAGATAGGCATTGCCGCCTGTGGTAGTCACAAATGCAACATGATACCAAGTTCCTGTAGATAGTGTGCTTGTAGTAGCAAGAGTTGTTCCGTTAGTTCCACCTATGAATGCTTTTAGTTTATTATCCGTATCCACCCACATCAAAAATCTACCATCTGGAGCAACAGCATATTGATTGAATATTTCTTTTCTTGTTCCTGTGGTTGCTATTCTAATCCAACATTCTGTTGTAAATCCAACAGAACTTGGAACAACAGGTTGTGAGGTTTGTAAGTAATCACCTGTGCCATCAAATAGAGCACTTGCACCACCAAACTTGTATTGTGCTGTGTCTACTTGTGCATCAGCAATAGCAGTTACACCAACAGCACTTCTACCTGTGCCATTGTCATCACGGAATCCTGCACCACTTTGGTCACCATCATTACCATTAAAGTGATGAAGTGCAAGTGTGTCACTGTCGTTTACAAATGCAGTTGTTGGCACTGTTATAGTTGAATTTCCAACTCCGTATCTATCAACACTTGAAATCCTAACTTCATCAATCCATCCATTGTCACTAACATTCAAATTATTTCCTATGTCTAAATTACCATCAGTTCCAATATCACCGTCTGTTGTGGTTAGTGTTGTGTTGTTGTATCTGGTTCCATCAACCCAAACACTGAATTCACTTGTTGTCCATGCCATTGCGAGGTGAATCCATGCACTTGGTAGTGTCACAGCACTCATACCTGTGCCACCCCAAACTATCTTTTGACTACTTGATGCTCCTTTGGGATAATAAACTGCCTGGAATTTTCTATCATAGTTTCTCCACATCAGTGAACATGCTCTTTCAACAGTAGCATTTGATGATCCCAGTGTCACAAGTGGAACTGTGTTAGATCCAGTGTCACTATTAATTTTAACAAAACATTCTACAGTCATAGCACCTGCTCTCTGATAGAAAGGACCTGCGTTTGATCCTGTGTATCTGACCAATGCACCATTTCCTGATGCTTTCAGTGAACTTGAACCAAACTTTTTCTCTGCTGTATCAATTTCACTTTGTGCGTTTACTGTTGTAAAATCAATTGGTGTTCTACCTACCCCATTGTCATCTTCAAAGAATGTGCTGGCATCTGTGCCGTTCATGTGTAGCAATAGTTTTGTGTTGTCGTCGTTGACAAAAGGTGTTGTTGAAGGAGTAAAACCTGCGGTGTATCGTGCGGTGTTGCTTATGCGGACTTCATCCATATAACCATCCAACATATGACTTGTATTACCATTCCATCTTGCAAGATAATGATATCCATCAAAACCATAATCTGAACCCATTGTTCCTGTGCTTGAATAGAGTGTGGTTAATTCCGTGCCATCAAAGAAATGCTTGATTGTGCTTCCACTCTTCACAACGGCCCAATGATACCAAGTGTTTGTGCTTATGCTTGGTATGGTATAATAGGTTTCATATAATGAACCTCCACTATTTCGTATAACAAGGTTTGAAACATAGGTTCCTGATTGGTTAGCAATTGAAGCATATTCAGTATTGCTGTCACCAGCAAATATCATTCTAAATGTGCCTGAACTTGGCAATGCATCCAGTCTTACCCAAGTTTCAATTGTAAAATCATCATTGTATGAACTTGCAACATTTATTGAAAGGTAATCACCAGTGCCATCAAACAATCCACTTGCACCACCAAATTTTGATTGTGCTGTGTCTACTTGTGCGTTGCCTTCTGCACTTACACCTACTTTTTTACGGACGACTTCTGCTTCTACCGCAACTGTGGGTTGAAATGCTAATAGTGTTAGTCTTGCTGCTCCTAATGGCATATCTACTCCTTATTGAAAGTCTGTTGCGATACTTGCAAAATAGTTTGTGCCATCATAGAAAATGCTTACCACACTCAGTGTTGTTAGTGTTGTGTTGCCACCTGCAAATTTATATGCGGCAGTGCCACTTGCTGTTCCTGATCCACTTACTATAAGTGTCACACTTTGTCCTGTTGCCGCATCTGAAAATGCTGGTAGTGTCAATCCTGATGTTATGGTCACTGATTGCACATTACCATTTGCTATTGTAATAGTTGGTGTGTCAGTTGATCCTAAACTGTGAATTGTTTCTGCATAATCTTCTAAAACAGGATTTGAAATTGTGTTGCCTTGACAATCTAAATCTCCACCAAGTTGTGGTGTTGTGTCTTCTACAACATTTGATAATTCTGAACCTGTTGCTTCAGTAATTGATGCATAACTTAACTGTCCTGCACCATTTGTTTTTAGGAATTGGTCTGCACTGCCATCTGCTTGTGGCCAGTTTACACCATCTAAAACAATTGAACCTGTTGTGTCAGGTGTGATTGTGATGTTGCCTGCACTTGCTGAAACAATTGAATTGCCATTTACGTCTAAATTGCCGCCCAATTGAGGTGAAGTGTCATCTACAACATTGCTTAGACCACCTGTGTCTGTGCCAACTTCCCAGTTGCCACTTGTTGAATTGTATTTTAAAACATTGTTATTGGCAACACCAGTTGTGTCAACATCACTAAGATCGCCAATGCTCTCACTTGTTATATTTTCTAATTTGTCTGTGTTTAAGTTAGAAATGTTGTTATCCATTTCCGTAAAGGTTAGAGCAGAACCTTTTGTGTTTCTCAAAACTATTGTGCTCACGATCGTGCTCCTTTTGTATGATTATAATCAATTGTATTTATAGTCATTTGTAATATCCTGACTTTTTTGACGCAATTCTGGCCCATTTTAGTTTGCTGGCACTTTGAACTATGACTAAATCGCACTGTTTGAAGCCTGTGTATACCCCTCTTACCTTGCCTTTCAGTCGATGATTGTTGATTAGTATGTCTATATCTGTCACAGTATCATCATTGAGAACACTTTCAACTGCCTTTTCTATGGTGTGAAAAGGAGGTTTGTTAGGGAATGCCAAACAGATAGCCATATAGTTTAGTGGTGCTAACATACTTGCGGCATGATGTATGTGTGATCTTACACCTGTGGTTATTTCTTTGACATAGATACGGTCCTGGTATTTGCGTATCCAAGGACAAGCACTGTGTCCGTTAAATTCCTTCCTCGGAATACTGAGGTCGTTTAGCATCCAGTGCCACACGGCTCGTTCTAATGAAGTTTTCATGTGTTATGGTTTCCAGTTCAGGGTCTTGGTTGTCACTAACAAATACCACCCTTGATTTTTTGTATTTGCTTATGGTTTGTTGCATTGTGAGTCTGTGTCTAAGATGTGTATGGCTACTGGGTTGACGCCCGTGACGCCATTCATATTCATATCTTGTGTTATTGTCCTGTTTGAGTATGCCGTCTGCACCTATCACAAATACCAGACTGGCAGGATAGATTATCAATGCCTGTTCCAGTGCAAAACTGCCACTGTCTATACCAGGTATGGTTTTCTTTTGCCAACGCAAACCTATATCAGGATATCTTTTTGAAAATAATTGAATACCTCCAGGGGCTTCACCCTCTATGATCCTTATTGCCTTTAGATCAACACTACAACAATACTGTAGATCAAAATCTCTATAGGCAAAATTGCAACCAAATGTAGGCCCTGAAAAAACTGCCTCTGTATAACGGGCACTACTTGGTCCATTGAGAATTACAAAAACAGTATTTTTATTGGGTATATTTGCCATCCTGTAGATCCTTTACAATTTTCTTGTGTGCTGACACAAGAAGATCGTGTTTTTTCTTTAGTGCTTCGTGATCATTGACCAATTTGTTGTGGCTGTTTACAAGATTGTCAACTAACCTTGCCATGTCTTGGATATAGTCCCAAGGCGTGCCACGGTCAAACATTTCATCGCCATTATTTTTCTTCATACATCCATATCCAATCTTTTCCTGATTGGTCGTGTTTTATATAACCTAAATCCTGCAGGTATTTTTCTGCAGATGGATTGCCTTGATTCAGTTCACAGCAGATAACAGGTGTAAATTTTTCTATAGTCTGTCTTGCTCCTTTGAGCACAGGCAATTCATGACCTTGCACATCTATTTTAATTCCATGTATTACACCTTGATGTTCAAAACTGTCCAAAGGTAAGGCAGACATAGTCTTTGGCTGTCTGTTGTTTTGTGAGCCAAGATCAACTCCTGTGTCTCCACTGTTGTCCTTGCGTATCCATACAGTTCTATCACACTCACAGTCACTCAACAGTTGTGATCTTACTTCTATGTTGGTTTGTCCACTAAGTTTGACATTGTGTTCAAGTATTTGATGATGTATGGGTTCATAGGCATAGACTTTTTCAGCCGTCAAACTCAGTGGTAGTGACCACGATCCTGCGTGTGCACCAATGTCTATAACTGTGTCTATCCAATCAAGTGTCATCATTGGAGGTTCTTGGCTCCAATTGCTCCAATTACGCATGGCTTGTTCAAATGCTATTCTGTTCCTATATTGATAGTCACAAAATGCACCCATGTTTGCAAAATGTGTGTCTCCATGAGGCCATTTGTAATCTTGATCCATCATATCATGCTCACAATTTTCAACAGGCCCCATATGGCAAGTGCTATGTAGCCTATGGTTATTGAGCCATTTACCAATTTGTAGAATGTTATCTTATGGCGTAACAGTTCCATTTCTTCACTCATTTTCATTTGACATTACTCCTTTTTTAGTGTATAGTGTATTTATAATCGATAAATAAAAGCACAATGAAACTGAAAGATAAACTTGAAAAACAAAAAGAAATGCACATCCGTCGTTGGTTTGTGGTTGCTAAAAATTTAGCACAAACCAGAGGACAGGGTTGGTATATTACATTTGAAGAATTTTTTGACTTGTGGTCGGAAGATGATCGTTGGTTAGACAGAGGTCGTGGCAGTAAAGACCTTTGCCTCAGCAGGCGTGACATGACCATGGATTGGTATCCACAGAATGTAGAAATCATCACAAGACGCAAAATGCTTCAAAGAGAAAACAAACTTCGTTGGGATAGATAAGGAGAAACACAATGAAATACAATTACATACCAGTAAAAGCCAATCAACCGGACAATCCGTTTTGGCGTATTACACCACAGAAAGACACAGTTCTACTTCAAAGAGAACTTGAAAAGAGGTTGCATTGGGTCTGTGAATTGGGTGCCAGCAAAACACCCAAAGACCAAGAAGTGTATGCGGCTCTTACACAACCACTACCGCAGGGAGAATCTGCACATTTTGGCAAGAGTGGCACATATGGTTGGCGTGCAAACACAGGCATTGGTAGTATGGCAGGTGCTATTGAAAAACTACACAGAGGTGATATAAGTGCCAAACAAGCAGAACACATTCACAACTTCTGCCATATCCTGCACACACAATATCCAAATCATTGGGGTATGATTGAGTTTGAAGAAGGTGCACAACCACAGGTCACTACAACCTGGGACTCAATTTTTGAACAAATTGGATAGATCTTGCGTATATTTGTAAATGACTACAGAGGTGACGACACAGTTGTAAATTCAAGAAATGACACACTGTTTGAACATCGCACACGATATTTTTTAAAACAGCAACAAGACTTCCATCTATGGCAGGAACACGGACATGAATTTATATGTTTTAGCCAACATGATGATGACTGTGCTTTGTTTGATGATGTAATACCTGCACCAAGAAATCCTGTTGCACGAGCAAAAAATTTTATATTAGATTGGATAGAAAAAAATCGTATTGAAGACCAGTGGATAGGACTGTGGGACAATGATGCCACCCTCTATTGGAATCGTTTGCGTAGCAGGGAATTACCCAAGTGTCTTGACACAGTGTGTGAAAAGGCCGCAGAGGACAACATCTATGCGTGGGTTCCTTTCAACAGTCAACAAGCACCATATCAACCTACTGATTGCACTGTTTGGAGTTTTCGTCCTACTCTACAGATAAAAGGCACAATGACCTTTATACAAAATCCACGACTGTATGGACAGCAGAGATTCAATGACAAGATTACAACTATGGATGATTTGGTTTGGGCAATAGATCATACTCGTCAAGATCGCAAGGTAGCAACATTGGAACAAGCCAGTCTAAATGAATTGGTTATGGACAAGAGCACTATATTCCGTGTTGAGGAATATCGCCAACAGTATAAAAAACCTGGCCCACAAGCAAATCCACAAGGACTAACCAAGTGGGACAGCACAATGGACAGACGCAACAAATACAAACAAGCACAGGGTGAAATATATCTGTTGTATGGTTTGCGTTGGCAAGAATGGCAAGA